CGACAACTGCGCGAGTGCGTCGTCGATCACCGCGTCAAGCACGGTCGGCTTCGATGCGAAATTCAGGTCGAACATTGCGTTCTCCTAAGGTAGGGGTCTCACTATACGCAATGTTTTTCCTGCGACCCCTGGGGTTAGGTGGAAGACGGGGTCACCTTGAACGTGGCCGTCGACATGGTCTCGAGGGCTTCCGGGTCGGTGTTCAGGTTCAGGGAGTAGGTCTTCTTCTGGCCGTCGTCCGAGACCTCGATCGCGCCGACGTACTTGGCGTCGCTCTTGTTGTAGGTCAACGTCGAGACCCCGACGAGGGCGCCGACGGCGGTGTTGAGGGCGGCGACGGTTCCGACGACTTCCTCGGCCTTCGGGAGGTGCCAGATCTGGGCCAGCGCGAAGTAGAGGGCGCCGATCGCCGGCAGGAGAACTGCAGCGGTGTGCTTGAGGACGTTGTAAGTCTTGTCACCCAGAAGGGGCGTCTTGCTCTGGACGAGTGACGAGTCGGACATTGTTGATCCATCCTTCGTTCTGACTGTTCCGGAATATCTCGGGATAACTGCTGTGAGATCTGAGTGGGAGGTTCTGCACCCGGTTCATGATCTGTTCTGCGGCCCCGTTGCCTCCGAGAGCCTTGTATGGCTCGTAGAAGTACTTTCGGAAATCCCCCACCTCGTCCATGGTGATCGAACCGCGCTCGAGGTAGGTAATACCCAGCGTTGTGATTCGGTCGTACGCCAGACCCATCATGAGCCGGGTTGTCGCACTCCTCCGGGTATCCCTGCTTCTGATGTACGCCCAGAGACCGCTCGATCCTAGAACCGAAGCAACAGAAGTCAGAACCAACTGAAGCCAGGTGTCCACGAAATTTCCTCCCCTAAATTGTTCTTTCCCAGACACCCAGGCTTTTCACCCATGGTTCTGCTTTTTTCCACACACCGCTGACGCGCACGTATGGGACCGCGAGTTTCCATGTGGTTCCTACGAGTATGTAGGCGCCGGCCACGGTTTTCGCGCTTGCGGCAGCGGACCAAGCACTCCATCCGACAGAGTTCTGAGCCCTGGCGAAGAAGTAATACGTAGTACCGGGAGTCAATCCGGTTACCACTTGTGGGGAGCTGGCCGAGACGGTCGTTGATGGGCCGATCGCGGTGATCCCAATTCCGATCTGGTACGCGGTGATTGCGGCCCCGCCATTACCATTCGCGGTGAAGGAGACATCCACGGTCGTAGCCGTGACACTGGACAAGAGCGGCTTACTCGGCGCATCGGGGACCTTGATGGTCTTCGCGCTTGCTCTTCCCGACCACGAACTCCAGCCTACGGAGTTGTGCGTCCGAGCCCAGAAGTAGTACGTCGTTCCTGGGCTAAGCCCTGTGACCGTCGTCGATCCGTCGGAGCTTACGAGGGTTTTAGACCCGCCCGTGGAGTCGGTGTCGTAACCGATCTGCCGCGAGTCGATCGAATCCCCGCCGTTGTCGCCGTCCGTGAACTTGACAACCACGGATGTCGACAAGATGCCGGATATCGTCGGCGTACTCGGATGATCCGGGACCGTGTCGCGTGAGATCGCATGACTGAACGTCGTAGGCCCACCGATACCCGAAATGCTGGTATCACTGACGAGCTTGAACGTGACGGTCTGCGAGGTGGTTACGGTTCGTTCCCCGACCTTGTACCAGTCCGCCCCTGTGGGGTAGTTGATCGAAGGCGTGGATGTGGAACCGTTAGCCGTGTAACTGAAGTCCAGACCGTTGTACCAGTCACTGGAATCGCCGGCCTTGAACCAGAACTCGACGTCTGTTCCGGTATCGTTGATCTTCAGAAGGCCGTTAGTACCGGTGGTTTTAGTCCAGTAGGTCACGGCGCCACCTAACTGATGATCTTGAAGTAGATATCGCCGTCGTTGCCGCCGGTCGGGTCGGCCGTGCCTGACGTGACACCGCCGGCAGTTCGATAGGCAGCCTTGCCGGTAGGCACGAGCGCCAATACCTCAGCGACATAGTCGCGTGTGCGGTTGATCTCCGTAGCCCCGTCCTTGACGAGATCGCCAGTCGGAGACACGAGCGCATAACCCGCTGCTTCGGCTTCATCGCCAACGGCCATTTCAACCTCCTATCCAGGCAGATCCGCCCAGTGTTCTGTGGTGTAGTCGCTCCACACCTTGTCGGCCGGAAGCGCAATCCAAGACCCAGTCACAACGAACTGGGTGACTGCCAGAGTCGGATATGAACGAACGCCTTGACTGTCGAACACGAATATGTGCTCGGTGACCTGCATGCTGCTTGAGGCGCCGTCAGCGTTTCTCTGCTCGACGAGATCCCCGAGGTTGTAGTCAGTCCCGTACACGTACTGGCTCGATTGACTGACTTCGCCGTCGAATGCGGATATGCGCCGGTTCTTGGCCAGCTCCTCATTTCCGCGCTGGATCATCAGAGCTGACGCCACCACCGGATCTGTGTCCGTAATATCAGTGGCGTTGACCATGAGAACCCGGCGGTCGAAACCAGCGGTTGTCGGATCGACGTCCACTGGATATACGACTTCCGTCCCCACTGGGGATATGACGTAGGCGACGTTCTTGTACAGCGCGATTGACTTCAACTCCGAAGTGTTGCTCAGGTTGTCGAGCTCGGAGCTGAATATGACGGCCGGGAAATCCGTCTGGTGACTAGTTCTGTCGCTCCCCATGTAGATGTCGAACCACAGCTGAGCGGTATCGAAATTCCGAACAAGTCGGAAACCCATGAGATACTGGTCGCACAGGTTCTTCATCGCAGAGTACAAGGTCGCCGGATCGATTGTGTACGTAATGCTGTCAGTCGGCGCCGGGGTCGTGTCTGCCGTGAATATGTTCCCCTCGTTTATGAGAGGGATCACATCCCCGGAATCGAGGACCCCAGTGACGCAAATATCGTGGAACATCTGAGTTGCGATGGCGGCTGGGGTGCCGGTCAGAGACCACGTTGGATCCGTTGTCGTGTCCGTCATGGCCGCACGAGCTAGACGTTGGTCCAGAACCGCTTCCAGAGAAGGGCCCTTGATCGTGAGAATCTGCTGACCTTGGTCGTCGGTGGAATCCTCGACAGTCTCCACCGTCATGACACGATATGACTCGTTGATCGCCAGCTTGACCCCTTGCTGGAACAAGTTCCTGTTCTCCAGGGTCGAATGCAGCTTCAGTTCGAAATCACCATAGGCCGAAAACCTCTCGGTCCAGATGAGGGAATCGAACTTGTCCACTACCTCTGTGCGACGGTAAAGACTGTCGAGGATATACACCTCCATTACAGGCCTCCGTACCGTGTGGTGTACGTGACGGTGTACGGGATCGCGGCACCAGTCGCGTAAACGCGGAAATGGTTGTCGCCGGGGAAGAACTCGATCCAACTGGACTGAGTCGTCATTCCGTACAGCAGAGAACTCGTGATACCGGACCTGGTGAGCTTGACACTCTTGGCGCCGGCGATCGTACTGATGGTCACTACGTCGCCGGAGACGAGAGACGCCGCCAAGTCCAAGGTCCGGGTCACGTTGTCTGCCGGCTTGTTGTAGAGCGTGAACTCGGTCAAGGTTCGGTTCACATTCAAGACGAACGTAAACCCGGTCTCGACCTCGCCGTCGTACTGGTAGAGATTTGACGTTGTACTGGCGACCGTCGACCCGGACAACACGACAGGTGTGATGTCTGTGAAGTCCGGGTCGAAGCAGAGAATCGAAAGGACGACTTTCGGCTCGGAGACGAAGAGGGGTGAATCGAAGGACTCCACCCTCCCCGAAATATCCACGGTCAACCCGTCGGAGTCGTAGAAGCGAAGGCTTATCTGACTCTTGGGCATGAAGAAGCTGTACAGCACACTCCTGAGCTCACGGACACTGTTCGTGAGATAGTCGGGACTCAACCCCAACGTCATCGTGATGTTGCGAGCCTCGCGCCGAGCGGACTGGTACTGAGCCCCGTCCATTGACGCGAAAGCCGACGACACGATTGTCGCCTTGACGGGATCGAGGCCGGTTATTTCCTCGACGATGATCCCAGAGGACACGTCTTCCAGGGGCAAACTCAGGAGTGTGCCCTGGGCCGTTCGAGCTTCAATCAGCGTGATCAACCCAGAGTTCCCTTCGTCCTGGACAGCTGGTTATTCGTCTGGCGGTAGATCTCAGCCGCAGTAAGGGCCTTCGGCGAATTGTTGTTCTGGATGTACGTCACCGACTTGACCTGAGTGGAGGCAGTACTCGCGGTATCCGTGCCCTGAGTGCTCATCTGGCTCGAAGCAACAGCCAGGGCCTTGGAATATGCAGAGTCAACCGCGATCGGCTGAGTACTCAGCATGGTTCCAATTTGACCAGCGCTCTTCTTGACGCTGGACAGATCCAACACCGGAGTTATGGTCGGCGATATGTCGAAGTTGCCCGTCACCAGATCGGACATTCCAGAAAGCGACTTGCTCAGAGACGATACGGCCTTGTCCCCGATGGACGCTGCTGACTTCTCCACAATACCGGACATTTCGTCCAGGCCTTGAGCAAGTCCCTGCGCGGAAAATCCGCCGACCTCGGCAAACACCTTGGACGGGGACTTGATGCCGAGCTTCGTCTTGATGGCCTTGACCATCGCATCGGCGATGATCTCCATCTGCTTCTCGATGGCCTTGCGCTGAGCCTTGAGGCCAGCGACCAATCCCTTAGCAGAGTCGACGGCAGCCTGGTACAGCTGAGTCGAAGCCGTCTTCCCGAGAGCGCCGGCAGCATCCGTCAGCTGACTGTTCAGATCGTTGAGG